CCAAGATAAAGTTCCACCTGAACCACATATACCTGTTCCAACCCAAGTATTAGAACCTATTAAAGCTAATGTATAAATACCCGAACCAGTTCCACCATCGTGAACAAAACCTGCTGTTGAAGTAATATTTCCTGTACCACCAGTATTACCAACAAGTGCAGAAGAAGCGTATCCACTTGTAGTTACTGAACCTGAACCTATTTGAAATAAAATTTGACTAGTAGTTATTCCTACACCATTAAACATAATAGTAATTCGTTTAACCCATGATGGTATGCTAGTAAAATTAATTGCTGTTCCTGAAGTTGATGCTTGTGAAGTTCCACTTGTTATTACACTACCACCCATAGTTGGTGTGTTTATTGTAGGTGAAGATAATGTTGGTGATGTTCCTAATACAACAGAACCGCTACCTGTAGTCGCTAAGTTTCCAACAACTCCTGCATTGTTATATAAAACATAACCACTTGTTCCACTTTGAACTAAACTTGTGCCTACGGATAAATTAGTTGGAGTTACTGAACCTGTTGTAAATGCAACCATTTCAACAATATCGTTTGTAGCACGACCTACTGCCAAAACTACGCTTGTACCATTGGTTGCCGTATAGTCAGTACCGTTTAACATGACACCGTTGACATAAACTTGAATATACCCAACGGTATAAGAAACCGTAAATGTGGTTTGTCCTGCCGTTGCCGTAAATGATGTTCTTGTGTAAGCATTAGTGCTACCACCTGTTGACCAAGTTGGTACACCACCTGCTACGGTTAGGATTTGACCTGTTGTGCCTATACCAAGTCTTGTTCCTGCTCCACTTGTTCCACCATAAATGATGTCACCAGCAGTAGTCATTGGGCTTAGTGCATTAAATGCTGCACTTGCTGTTGTTGCTGATGTTCCACCCGCTGCAATTGGTAAAGTACCAGCTGCTAAAGCACTTGATGAAGTTGAGTATAAAGCATTATTAGCCGCAGTAAAAGTGGTTAAACCAGTACCGCCATAAGCAGAAGCAACCGCCGTGCCTTGGTAAGTTGTGTTAGATATTACTGCGCCGCCGAAGTTTGCTGATGTTGTACTAAAGTCATAAGATGCTGGAAGTAACGCATATTTACCCCACGAACCAGCACTTGTTGTAACATCTTCAGCAAATATATAAGAATAACCGCCGGAAGGAACCGTATCAATAGCACCTGAAGCACTATCCACAATAGACACTGCACCTGATGAATCGTTATCAAATGTAAACCCTTGACCTTGAGCTAGTGTTGTAGCAATAGGTAATTGAATAGTCTGTGTTGTAGAACCGCTAATTCTTTGATAATACGCCGAAGATACAGTTAGTACTGTTGTCCCTGCCGCTGCTGTAATTACGTTATATCCAGCCAAAAAGTTGTTAGCTGTTACGTTAACGTTAGCATCTCTTAAAACTACCGAACTAGCGCCTGAAGACGTAGTAACACCAGTACCGCCATAACCAACAGGTATTGTTGTGCCGTTCCATACGCCTGAAGTAATTGTACCTAAAGCAGTGACGTTACCCGATGCATCTAAGTTAACTGATTTTTCAGATGGGTACGTAACAAATACGTTGCAAGTGCCAGAAAATGTAACCGCACTACCTGAATTACTAGAAGAAAGTATAGTGGTTCTAGTTAATGTTCCACCTGTTGCATACGTGCCTATTCCAACTTCCCAATTTCCTGAAGCATCTGTAGCCGCATAAAATGTAGTATTTCCGTTGCCTACAACCGAAAAAGACTGATACCCTGTAACACTTCCGCTTAATGTAAAACTTACGGTTGTATTAGCAGTACCAGTTTGTTGTACTCGGTCATAAACAACAAGAGCCATTTAGGACTCCTTAAGATGTTGCGGTTGTGCTATATGTTACAGAAACAGTATCGCCAGCAGTCGTTACCTTGGCAGTAGCAAAGTTACCTTCAGAATATAAAGTACCTGCTGTGCTTGACTGAGTGCTTACAGCGCCTGAACCTGTTACTAGGAAACAACCATAAACTGTACCGCCAGCACCTGTAATTGTATAAGTAATCGCAGTAGCCGTAGAAGTAGTTACGTTAGATGGTGTTGACCCCGTTGAAGTAGAAGCCGCAAACACCGCTGTTCCACGAACTGCTGAACCACCAACCGTATAGTTAGTAAACTCAGCTGCATTAGTAGTAACCAATGTAGTCATTGTATCGGTAGCAGCTGGGGTTAAAGATACTTTAGTTAACCCTAAAAATGGTCCAACTGTTGTATATGTGCCTGAAGTTCGGAGTAATGTATCAAGCAATAGCTGTTTACCAATAGCAACGACTAAGTTAGGAACTTCTTCTTCCCACTTAAGATTACCATTTGCATCACGGCATACTACGTGATAATAACCTTCTTGCGTCATTCCTTCCGGAATAGATACGTTGGCTTGTAGTGTGGCTACGGCGTTATCGCCAGAACCTGCTAATTCATTATGCATATAAACTCCTAAGAAATCGTTAAAACTGCTGTAGTTGATCCCGGTGTAGGGAAGGTTACGGTAAAGCTATTTGTACTTGTAACATCATTACCAAAATTTAACACAAAACACGCCGCTCCGGTAGTGCTATTATAGACCAAGGCCCCCCTTGCTGTAATGGTTCCAGTCCAAGTTAAATTGCCAAAAGACACCCAAGCAACGTTGTTTGAAAGGTCTCCAGTAGGAGGATAAGTAATAGTTAAAACTTTACCACCAGCAACGTAATTACCACCAGAAGATTCGCCTACCGTAGTATATACAGTAGTTGTGTTATTCAATGTTGCATTAGCCGTATATAAAGCCAATTTATATGTATACGGCGTACCAACGGCAAAGTTTTCTAACGCACTAAGTATGTTAGTTTTAAATAACGTAGTTTGACCTTGGACTATGCTCATGCGCTTGGACTACTTACGTTAAGTTTAGTCTGACCATCACGATAAGCATCACCACGCTCAAGCCCATCACATAATCTACGGAACTCTAACATTGCTTCATCATACTTAGCTTTATACATAGCAATAATATCTTGTTCGCCCTTCATAAAAATAACTGCTTCTAACAAAGAGCCATAGAGCAAAATAGGGTCATAATTATCCCCAAGCCAAGACGAACCAGCGGTAGTAATAGACTGTGGGTAGTAAAAATAATGCATTTCCACGCTATAAGCTTGGTCAGGAGTAGGTCCTAAAAGATAAGACAAAGCAACATTATTACTTAGCTGCGTACCAAATAAAGAATAATACTTAGGCGTTCCAGTTGCTGTAGGTGTTGGGTAAGCTTCACGAATAAAGTTAACATCTTTGTTAATCAAATATGTATATGGCGTAGCATAATCGCTTGTATAAATTGCTACAGAATAAGCTGCTAACCAGTCAGTTGGTAAAGACAAATACTGATTATCTTTGGTCAAAGTACCCGTTACATTCTTACGCAACGTGGGTATATTTACAGCGTTGTATATTCGTGTTTCAGCTTCTGTAATAAAGGTGTTAACTTGAGTATTACTTAGCGTTGTTACAGTCGTTGTTCCATCAGTCCCAGTAAAAGTTGTACTTGGAAATTCATTTTCACAATAATTCTTTATTGTCTGGAATAACGTTGTATAGTTCATTACGCCATCGGTCCTCTAGCCATTCTACCTTTAGTTGCTGCGCCATTACCACGAGTTTCTAAGCCTGAAGTTTTAACATCATCAGCCCCTGAATTACCAATGCTAACATTCATAGCTTTAGTACGAGGACTAACTTCCATTGCACTTAAAGTATTAGGGTCACGTTTAACTTCAATTTCTTTAGCATTAGCTGTGACTTTACCACCTGTCATAGTGTGCGGTTTAGCATAAGCTTCGGCGGGTTTGTTTTCAATTTTAGCCATTATCTTCCCCTTTGAGCTGCAACTTTAGCTAAATTACGTCCCATAGATTTCATGTTAGCGTTTGTCTTGCCAACAGTTTTTTTCATTGGCCCATTTTCAATTTTGACATTAGGTCCAGAATCACCAAGATTTTTACCTTTAGTTCTTCCTGTTTTTGTTACGCCATCAGCGGCTGATCTATATCCCATTTTAAACTCCTTAGTTTACTGTTACGGTTACACTATTAATTGTACCAATTCCCAATAAAGAATTGGGTGTTAATTTCCTATCAAACCCAAAAGAACCACCTACCGGTGCCCATCCCCACTCAATCTGCCTACTACCATCAGCCGGATAACCGTTCTGACTTATAGTTGTACCATTGCCATTTAAAGTTTGCAATCCAGTTAATCCTGAACCATAATAACTTATGTCAGGTCTTGGTTCCCGTACAGCTTGTGGGTCATTAACAGGATACATACCTAACTGCAACTGCGGTTGATCCGGCTCCCAACATTCATTACATACTTTAATACTAACTCGTTTAGTTTTGATTGTTAAATACTTTAAGTCCTTAAGCATATAACGCTGTCCACAACGGTCACATTCCGCAATTGAGTGTTTACCAGAAGCAAAATTACTAGGCACGAGTCTTACCCCTTATGCAACATCCATCAGCACGTTCTGATGCAGATTTAACTTTACCGCCTTTTTTATATTGTTGAGACTTTGATGCTTTACCAGCTTTCTCAGCTGCCCCTACTTCATCATCCATAATTTCATGAATTTCTTTAGCTCTTTTATCTGCTTGTTTTGCTGTATCGTATATCGGGTATTTACCCTTGTTAATATCAGAACGCCAATAATCTCTAATTAAATCGGGGTCTTCATACTGTTTACCTTGAATATATCCCGGTACTGTTACAGATTTACCTTTATATGGTCCGGAATCCATAGTAACACCGGTACTATAAACAGTAACAGGTTCGCCTTTAGGTCCTTTACCAACGTTATTAAAAGT